GTGCCTAGTCCACGTCGTCATCAGTAGGCTCCTCTGGGGCAGGAGTTACGTCAGGATCATAGTCCAACTCAGCAATGTCCATAAGGTCACTGATAACTTCGGGGTGAGACGACACATCAATGCCAGCCCCGTTGAGGTTACGGAGGAAGGAGGAAATCTCACGAAGATCGTGGGGTGCGACATCACCAGCTACAATAGTTGGCATGTTATCATAGTTCAGACCGTTCAACTGCCACAGACGTTCCACAAGTTGTTTGTTGAGGACGTCTACGATTGCTTGGATGTAACTCTCAAGCGCACGGAGGAACAGGTCTGTCTTCGACTTGGAGAGGGCGTAGGAACCACCCTGCGATCCTAGCAGAAGAAACTCTGAAAGCATGGAACGAGCAATGTCGTGCTGATAACGACGAACAATAGGGTCGATATTGATGTTACGGCTACCGCTAGAAGACATAAGTTCGATATCAACTAGTCTTTGGTTGGTAGGCGCTCCGTCCTTATCTGGGTAGGTATCGGAAGGCAGTACAATGTAGCCTTGCTCGTTAAACTTGACATCACGGAGGATTTGTTGCAGGTTGTGTACGAAGCCAGCCTGTGCTTGTGAAGCATCACCAGAGAGGTACTCAGCAGGGATACGAGCAACAGGGATACCAGCAAGTTCACGTTCAACAGCGATAGCCTCAATAGCCTGTAGGTTATTCAGGTATTCGTAAGAAGTGTAAGCATTACGCAAGATAGAACGACCAGATGGGTCACCATTCAAGCTAGTAGTACGGTAGTAGAGAGACTTGTTAGCAGGGATGTAGTTGCTACCACCCATGTGACCAACTGACTGCTGTACACCTAGTACCTCACCAGTCTTATCTTCTACATCAAACTTGTTCACAGTCCAAGGCGCACGAGAGGCAATTTTCTGAATACCAAGGCGACCATCGGTGTGCTTAGAGTGTTTCTTAGGGCTACGCTCAGTAGGACCAACTCGACGCTTGTAAACGACCTCAAACCAACCAAAGCCATACGACAAGTAACCTAGTGCTTCAGAGATGTGGTCATCAAGAGTATGTTCCATGTCATCTAGAACGCTCTCGACAAACTCTTTCTCTGCTTTAGCTGCACTAGTCTCGTTAGCAGGTTTAACGTGAAGGTCTACATCCCGTAGGATTTGCTCCACGGCATACATAACAGCGCCAACAGTAGAATCATTGTCCCGCATCTCACGATACTTACGAATAGCCTTTCGGCCTCGTAGTTCAGGTAGGAACTCATCTGCACGGATTTGACCGTTGTTAGTGTTATCACCAGCTACACCAAGGGTAGACTTAGCTTTTGCTTCCGAGAGTTTCTTTACCATGATCTCAATGCTTCTATGATTAACGTGAAAGCCCCTTTGCACTCGAATAAGCGAGGGTCAATTTAGGTTTGCTGTAGCCGTTAAGTGAAAGGTCTGTAATTGCCCACACAAGAGCATCAAGTCTATCTGGGGAGCCTATCGACCCTAAAGGTTCCCACGTTCTCATTTGAGTTTCTAATTCGTTTAGTGAAGACCCATCAGGGGGGTTGGACACATGCTTGACAAGACCACGCTCATATAGGGCAGATATTGGTTCAGCACGGGCAAACTTACCACGGGACGCTCTAACAGCTTTATAAGGGACTGTCTCGTCTTCCCCGTGGATGGTTGTCTTAACCATGTCACCACCTTGGTTGACTTCAGCCACAATACGATCAGCTTGATGGTGATGATAAAGTTCAATAGCTTTAGACGCCCAACCTTGTGGAGAAAGCCTGTCAGTATAGTCACCCAAGACATATGCAACACCATTTACATCAATACCTGCAACGACAATACCTGTCATGTCACTCTCAGCGTTAGAGGTAACAGCAGGGTCAAGGGCAACGACAATACGGGAAAGGTCTGGGACAGCCTCATGCTTAACTGAGGCTTCATCCAGCATGGCTGTAGTCCAAAGTGCGCCTTGCGATTCCTCTAGTACTTCAGCATAAAGCTCTTGTCTACCCAACCGTGTACCCTCATACTGTTCCTTAACAGCCTTAAGGTATGTACCAGCTAGGTTAGCAGAGTTATCAAAGGTAGACCCTGTAGTAACTACAGTCTTAGGGTCTTTAAGTATCTGACGGATCAGCTTGGTAGGTTTAGGTGTCGTAGTGACCATGATCCTTGGGTGCTTACCTAGACGCATACAGAACTGCAACATAGACCATGTGTCCATATCCTTGTTCCAAGCAGCAGTCTCATCACACCAAGCTAATTCAAACTGTGGACCACGGAGACGCTCTGGCTCTTCAGCGGAGAAGAACTGCACTTGCGCTCCATTCTCCCATGTGAGGGTACGTTTAGTTGGAGACCATTCGGGGAACCCCATCTTCTTACCAGCGTAAGTCTTGTCACCCTTCCAGCATACGCTTAGAAAACCAGACTCACCTTTAACCATAACTCGTTCAATGTCGGAGTTAGTAGATGCCACAGCGGCAATACGTTTGACACCACGTTTGACATTCTCTCGTACCCACTCTACACCAGATCGGGTCTTACCGAAACCACGACCAGCATTGATGAACCATGTGTTCCAATCACTGTTGTCAGGCTCTAGCTGATTATCTCTAGCCCAGAAGTTCCAGTCATGCTTAAGCTCTTCAGTCTTAAGTGGACCTAGCTCTTCAAACAGCTTCTTGACTTTAGTCGCTGGTAGCTGACGTAGGGTATCAGCCGTTATCTTCCTCTGGGGTCGGGTCATTATCAATTCCTAGCAGCGTCAGTAGGGTATCTGCTGCACTCTCATCAAGGTCAGGGTCAGTCTCTTGTTCAACTTCAATGTTTGTCTGCGTAGGCGACCAACCACCCTTACTACGAAGGAACAACTCTTGAGACTTGAAGTCACCCTCTAAGGCTTGGTCAATGACTTTCTTACCTACGGCACCATTTATCTTGGAACGCTCCTGTTCAATGAACGACCCATAAGTCTTATACATAGTAGACAGAGACTTAGGTGCATTGGTAAGGTGCTGCATAGAGGCTAACATCTGACGGATAGCGACACCACCCTGAATACAAGTCAGAATGTGCTTCTCAACATGTTTACAGTAAGGGAGCTTATCTGCCATAACGGCCTCTCAATGAATTATATGTTTTAGTGACACCTTCCACATAGACATCGGCTGGACCTACTTCTACACGACAATAATTGGGAAGTTACGTCTAGGTTGTCTTGGGAAGATGCGACAAAATACACAGAGTATAACTTAAGTTGTAACCTAAGTTAGACTTAAAGTCTTTTAATACTTAGTGGTGTATAATAGTCTTAAGGGAAATCTTAAGTAGTAACTTAAGTTAGAACCCTTACTATACTATATAGACATATTTTATGATTCTAGAAGTAAAAAGTTGTAAAAAGTTGTAACTTTCTTATAAGGTGTTGATAACCAACGAATCTTTTTTTGTATTTTTTCGTGTTGGTGACTCTAGAAGGTAGCGCATGTCGTCTGCTCAGTAACGGAATGTTACAGTCTGTAGTAAAATGTTACCTGTTAGGCCAAAGTAATTTCTTGTTTTGGATTCATGTGTGGCTTCGCCTTGGCACCGAATCACCTGCGTATAATAC